TATCGACCGGTCCAAAATTGGAATGACGGAAAGGTACAGGAGTTCGAAGACCGACAAGTATACAGTGCTCGCGATAACGTTAAATTGATCACCACAAAAACCTGTCCAAAATGCATACAAGCCGAAAAGATTTTGAATGATGCGGGAGTCGGTTTTATAAAAATTATGGCTGAGGATAATCCCGAGCTAATTAAGAGTCTAAACATTATGCAGGCTCCGACAGTTGTAATTGGAAATAAAAAATTTGAAGGGCTTGGCACTATTTATCATTATATTAACGGAGGTAGAACGCTATGAATGATAGAGAATTGAGGAGGAATGCCGAAGGATATTCTGACCCCGCCGCCTATCAGGCTATCAAAAATGTTGACAGAGAGGACGAGAACTTTCATAAACTTCTACATACGATTTTTAACATTTGTGAGCTTTCGGGGTTCCGAATTGAGGGTCGTATAGTATTAGTTGACAAAGTGACTGGAAAAGTTTGGCGTTAACCGATATAATGTTTATATATTTTGAAAGGAGAAAAAAATTATGAGTAGAGGGACTAAAAAGCGTAGTACGTTTGGTATACTTCTAGATTTTATTCTAGTTCTGTTAACAGGTGGACTATGGCTCATCTGGATACTGATTAGGTATCTTCGAAACAACAGCTAATTATTAAATCGCATGTTTATAGCCCATGTTTTATTACTTGTATTAGATGATGAGAATGAGGTGTGGGCTATATGTATTGAGGTGGAGTCCAATACGATAATTTGGGGAGTGATTAGTTACTTCTTTAGAAAGCTATGGAGCAATTTTTAAAGATGGAATAGAAGTACCTTTTACAACAAAGGAAATAGCAACCAAATTTTTAGAAGATAGAGGAGATACTTATCAAATTGATATACTTGACGATTTAACATCAGTCATATGGATATCAGAATGAGGAGTTCATCCCCTCTTCTTTTTGCAAATTTCGTCCGTAAAACTTTAAAAATTGACATAATTTATGCCCACTTTTAATTTTTGCAAAGTGGGCTTTTTAAGTTTTTCGAAAAATTGGGTTGATATTTGAAGATTGTTCGGACGAAAAGTGGGTAAAAAGCCCACTTATGTGGGCAAAAAGCCCACTTTTAAAAGTGGATTTGGCCACAAAAAACCCAGTGTTCATGCGGGTTTGCGGGAAAAAAGCCCACTTGCCCACTTTTATTTCTATTTAATTGTGATAAAAAGATTAAGAATATATATAGATATGGCCAAAATAAGTGGGCATTTGACCAAGGGCGTAAAAACCATATTTTTCACAAATCATATTGGTCGTTTTAGCTTCGCGAAAAAAACATACCCTGTTATGAAGAGAGAAGGATAAAACGCGACCGGCGTTTGCTTTCTCTTTTTCGTTTGTTTAAAAAAACAAGAAAGGAGGCCCGCTTATGGCCAGTAGTTCTAAATTAGAAAGAGACTTTCAATCAAGTCTTATCAAAGAATTAAAAACAATGTTTCCCGGATGTATGGTAATGAAACTTGACTCGGGTTATATTCAAGGAATTCCCGACCTACTAGTTTTGTTCGAAAACAGGTGGGCCACTTTGGAATGTAAAAAAGTAGCGAGCGCTAAGAAGCAACCGAATCAAGAATATTATGTCGGACGTATGGATGAGATGTCATTCTCAAGATTTATATGTCCGGAAAATAAGGAGGAGGTATTGCATGAACTTCAACAGGCAATTAAAGCCGATAATTGATTTTCCTAATTATAAAGTAGATGCCGAAGGGCATGTTTATAACAATAAAAATCGAGAGCTAAAACAGTTTAAGAACCGAGACGGATATTTTGTGGTGAAGCTCTGTCGCAACGGTTTTGAAAAACAATGCTCTGTTCATCGCCTGGTTGCTAGCGCTTTTTATGATTGCCACGATCATTCTCTAGAGGTTAACCATATTGACGGGAACAAAGAAAATAACTTCATAGGTAACTTAGAATGGGTTACTCGTAGCGAAAATATTCAACATGCCTACAAACATGGATTAAGGAAGAACTACTTAACGATTGATGATCAAAGGAAAGGTGCATCCATTAATGGAGAACTCTCAAGGCGTCCTGTATGTGTAATCGAAACAGGAGTGATATACCCAAGTCTTAGAGATTGCGCTGAAAAAATCAGAGGCGATGTAAGTGCCATAAGCAAATGCTGTAATGGTCTTGCAAAACAGCATCATGGTTATCACTTCTCTTTCGCAGATTAAAGGAGGCGGCTATGAAGTTTAATACTCATTTAAACCTTGAAGGGCAACATGCATTTCTTGGTGCTAGTAAATATCATTGGGTAAACTACGACGAAACAAAATTAGTCGAATCATATTCTAAATATACGGCAGCCCAAAGAGGAACCATACTACATGACTTTGCTGCTCAATGTATCAGACTCGGTCAGAAGTTACCCAGATCTAGAAAGACATTAAACATGTACGTGAATGATGCGATCGGTTTTCGAATGACAGTTGAACAACCTTTGTTTTATTCCGAAAACTGCTTTGGTACAACTGATGCTATTTCTTTTAGGAATGGATTGTTGAGAATTCACGATTACAAATCTGGTGTAACCCCAGCAAAGATGGAACAGCTTGAAATTTACGCTGCTCTATTTTGTTTAGAATACAAAGTTAAACCGGTAGATATTGATATTGAATTGCGAATATATCAGTTAGACGAAATCTTACATCATAAACCTACAGTGGAGGACCTAACACCAATCATTGATAAGATTATAACTTTTGATAAACTGATAACAAAAATTAGAGCAGAGGAGGGTTAAACCATGAATCCCATAGCGGAAGATATTTTAATGCATATCGGAATGCCGAGACGCTCTGGGCGTTACCCCTGGGGGTCAGGTGAAAACCCTTTTCAACGTAGCGGAGACTTTCTGAGTCGTGTGAATGAACTTAAGAAGTCAGGAATGAGTGAAAAAGATGTAGCTGATTCTATGGGTTTAACAACCAGTCAACTTAGAACTCAGGTAGGTTTAGCAAAAGATGAAAGAAGATCTCTCGAGGTTACCACGGCTAAAGGTTTAAGAGAGAAGGGATATTCTCTTAATGAGATTGCTGAAAAGATGGGTTATAAAAATGACTCGTCTGTACGCTCTTTGCTAAATGAGAAATCTGAAGCTCGTATGAATCAGGCCAAAAAGACTGCCGATTTCCTCAAAAAACAAGTTGACGAAAAAGGCATGGTTGATGTTGGCGTTGGCGTCGAGCGAGAATTGGGTATCTCAAAAGAGAAAATGAAACAAGCTCTTTATATTCTTGAAATGGAGGGTTACGAATTATATGGCGGCGGCGTTCCCCAAGTTACGAACCCCGGAAAACAAACCAACCGGCAGGTTCTTTGCCCTCCCGGAACAGAACATAGAGAAATTTATGATTTCGGAAATGTTCATTCTCTAATAGAATACGTCTCTCACGATGGCGGCGATACCTTCGACACATTTATTTATCCAAAAAGTATGGATTCTAATCGTATTAAGATTCGTTATGCGGAAGAAGGCGGAATCGACAAAGACGGTGCTGTCGAAATTAGAAGAGGTGTAGACGATCTTTCTTTGGGTGCATCTCATTATGCTCAAGTTCGAATCTTGGTCGATGACAACAAATACATAAAAGGGATGGCCGCTTATTCTGATGATATGCCAGATGGAGTCGATGTTGTTTTCAATACCAACAAAAAACAAGGAACTCCTAAAGGTGACGTGCTAAAGAACATTGAAAAAGACCCAGACAATCCCTTCGGTTCTCTAATTAAAGCAGGAGGTCAAAGTTATTACATTGACAAGGATGGAAAACGTCAACTCTCACTTATTAATAAGAGAGCTGAAGAAGGAGACTGGAATGAATGGAGCGATAATCTTCCCTCTCAATTTCTTTCCAAACAGAGTAAAACTTTGATGAAAAAACAATTAAATTTAGCAACTGCCGATAAACAAGCAGAATTTGACGAGATTATGTCTCTTACAAACCCTACCGTGAAAAAAACTTTGTTAAGATCATTTTCTGATGATTGCGACGCAGCAGCTGTTCATCTACAGGCAGCGGCTTTACCAAGACAAAAGTATCAGGTAATATATCCTATCACCTCTATTAAAGACAACGAAGTTTATGCTCCTAATTATAAAAATGGAGAACGGGTTGCTCTTATACGTTATCCTCATGGTGGTACTTTTGAGATTCCGATCTTAACTGTTAATAATAAACAAGCAGAAGCTCGGAGGATTTTAGGAAACACTCCAGCAGATGCTGTCGGAATTAACAGTAAAGTAGCTAACCGTTTATCGGGAGCCGATTTCGATGGCGATACGGTTATGGTTATCCCTACTGGGGGTAAAGTTAAAATTACATCCACTAGAATGGACCCAAAATATGGATTAGAAGATTTTGACCCAAAAATGAGCTACGGCACTGTAAAAAAAGGAAACCGGTACTATAATAGTCACGGTCAAAAAATTAAGGTTATGAGTAATACTCAAACTGAAATGGGTAAAGCTTCGAATTTAATTACGGATATGACTTTAAGAGGGGCCACTCAAGACGAATTAGCAAAAGCCGTTCGTCATAGCATGGTGGTTATTGATGCTGAAAAACATAAACTGGATTATAAACAAAGTGAGCTTGACAACAATATATCGTATCTTAAGAAAAAATACCAAGGTACCTATGACGAAGAAGGTCGATACAGAGAAGGAGCAGCTACTCTAATCTCGAGAGCTAAATCACAAAAACCAATACCAAAAGTAACAGGTAGTCCAAAAATTAATACAAAAGACAAGGCTTGGTATGATCCAGCTCGTCCTGAAGGAGCCCTGTTATATAATAGAGTTGCCAATAAGGCAGATAAAGATTGGTATGATCCAACCTTACCAGAAAGTGCTTTCGTTTACAAACCAGCAGAAACATACATTGACAAAACAGGAAAAGTAAAAACTAGAACTCAAAAATCTACCAAGATGGCCGAGACCGACGACGCTTTTACTCTCATATCCGACGCAGATACTCCACAGGAGAGAGCATACGCCGAGTACGCTAATAAGATGAAGGCCCTTGGTAACCAGGCCCGCAAGGAGATGGTAAATACCGGTAAAATAGCATACTCATCCTCTGCCAAGAAGACCTATCAAGAGGAAGTAGACCACCTAATGTCTCAACTAAATGTGGCCCTAAAGAACGCCCCTCGTGAGAGGCAGGCCCAGGCCATAGCTAATGTCGCCGTCAATGCTAAAAAGCAGGATAACCCAGACATGACTCGTAAAGAAATAAAGAAACTCAATCAACAAGAGTTAACTAGGGCACGTGCTACTGTCGGCGCTAAGAGGGTGCCCGTTACGATATCGGACCGAGAATGGGAAGCGATTCAAGCTGGTGCCATCAGCGAGAATAAACTTACCCAGATCCTTAATAATGCGGACATTGATTCTCTTAGACAACGTGCCACACCAAGAACCACTACCTCTTTAAGCACGGCCAAGATCAATCGAATCTCGTCTATGAATGCGTCTGGATACAGCACTGCCGAAATTGCTAATGCTCTTGGAGTTTCAACAACTACCGTATCCAACTACTTGAACGGAAAGGAGTGATCTGTTTATGCAAAGCAGATGTATGTTAACAACGTTTGATAACCCTTACAACCCATTCGAACAGTTCACTTCTTGGTTCTTGTTCGATGTAGAAAAAGGTTATGATTCTTGTGCTTACTTAGGAAGAATTGCTAGAACTTCAGATCAATTATCAGAAGAAG